AGTTTGCTGGCACTTACGGGCGTTTTGGGGTGGTCGGTGGCATTTTTTACATGCGTAGGCATTTTCCAGCGTACTAAGCGTACTACCCGGCTAAGTGGTTGATTTCCCTATTTCTTTCTTTCTTTCTTTCTAGAAGAAGAAGAAGAAGAAGAATAGGAGGTAAGCCGATAGTTGGGGGGTAGTACGTGGTTTAGTACGTTGGCTGTACGCGGGGGGTGCTCTGGCGTACTACCCCGAGGAGGTCGAGCCGAAGTGCGTACTACGGTGCGTACTGGCCGATGGAGTGGGGGAAGGGGTTGCAAGACGGGCGGGGATGGGGGTAGGGTGAGGCAATGAGCAAAACCACACAGAATCCGCCGCCCGCCGCCGAGTGGGTCGAGATCGACTCCCTGACGCCCTGGGACAAGAACCCGCGCCGCAATGCCGCCGCTGTCTCCGAGGTGGCGAAGTCGATTCAGCGCTTCGGGTTCGCCTCGCCGATCATCGCGCGGCAGGCGGATCGGGTCGTCATCGCCGGGCATACGCGCCTGCTCGCGGCCCGGTCGCTCGGGCTTGACAAGGTGCTGGTTCGGTTTCTTGACCTCGACCCGGCGCAGGCCCGCGCGCTTGCCCTGGCCGACAACAAGCTCGGCGAGCTGGCCGAGTGGGATGCGGGGCTGCTCGCCGACGTGCTGCGGGAGTTGGAGGCCGAGTCGGTGGACCTGGACGGGCTGGGGTTCAGCGGGGAGGAGCTTGACGAGCTTCTGAAAGGCGCAGGCGAGCCGGGCGAAGGACTCGGCGATGACAACCCGTACACCAAGACGGTCAAGGCGCCGATCTACACCCCGAAGGGCGACAAGCCGCCGACTTCTGACCTCTACGACCAGTCCAAGACGGCACAGCTTGTCGAGGAGATCGACCGGCAGCAGCTACCGCCCGACGTGCGCGCCTTTCTGCTCGCGGCGGCGCAGCGGCATACGGTGTTCAAGTACGCGCGGATCGCTGAGTTCTACTGCCACGCCTCGCCCGAGATTCAGGACCTGATGGAGCGTTCCGCGCTGGTGGTGATTGACTTCAACAAGGCCATCGAGTGCGGCTTCGTCCACCTCAGCGAGCGGCTGGGGCTGCTCGCGGATCAGGACTCCGAGGGCCACGATGCGGCCTGACTTTTGCGCCTACATCCTCTCGCACGGGAGGCCCGACCGGGTGCAGACCTACGCGAGCTTGCGCCGCTCCGGGTACACGGGGCCGATCCGGATCGTCATCGACGACGAGGACCCGACCGGCGACCAGTACCGAGCGCGCTACGGGGCCGAGGTGGTGACGTTCAGCAAGGCAGCGGCGGCGCTGCTCTTTGACGAGATGGACAACCACGACGAGCGAAGGTCGGTGGTTTACGCCCGAAACGCGCTATGGGGCATCGCCAAGGCTGACGGTTACCGGTACTTCATCGAGCTTGACGACGACTACAAGGAGTTCGAGTATCGCTTCAACTCCCGCGGCGACCACATGTGGTGCCCAATCCGCACCATGGACGAGTGTCTGGCGGCCCTGCTCGACTTCCGCAACACCTCCGGCTCAACTTGCGTGGCGCTCGCGCAGGGCGGCGATTACATCGGCGGGATCGGCAACAACGGCAACAAGCAAACCTTGCGCCGGAAGGTGATGAACTCGTTTATCTGCGACGTAGAGCAGCCCTTCTACTTCTGCGGCAAGCTCAACGACGACGTGAATACCTACGTCTCCCTCGGGGCTCGGGGCGTGCTGCTCTTCACGGTCATTCAGGCCAAGCTTGTGCAGGAGCAGACCCAAGCCAACGCAGGCGGCTTGACCGACATCTACAAGGCGTTCGGGACCTACGTCAAGTCGTTCTACACGGTGATGATTCAGCCCTCATCGGTCAAGGTCGGCGCCATGGGCGACCCCCGCTCGGACAACTACAGGCTTCACCACAAGATCCATTGGCCCAACACGGTCCCGTGCATTCTCTCACCCGACCACCGCAAGCCGCGCCAAGGGGCAGATCCGACCCCGGCGCTCCACACCACCCCCGGGCCCGGCGATGGCTGACACCTACGCCAACCAGCCGATCGCCCGCCTTGCTGCGGCGCTGGAACAGGCGCTCGTCAAGGGCGCGTTGAAAGGCGACAAGACGCTCTTGGACCAGCTCCGGCGGGAGATCGTGGCGGTTCAGCAGGACGCGACCCGCCCGCCGCCGAGCCCTGTTGTGTTCACCGGCAAAAAGCAGCTCGTGTTCGAGGCGCTGCTCGCGGGCTGCACACACACCGAAGCGGCGCAGCGGTCGGGCATGAGTCGGTCACATACCAGCCGGGTAGCGACCGAGCCGGCGATGCTGGAGGCGTTGGCTGCGGCGCAAGGCGACCGGCTGAGGGCCGCCAACGATGCGCTTCGGGCGCTGGTGCCCCTGTCGATTCAGCGGCTCAGCGGCATCCTGTCCGACCCGGGCGCGCAGCATTCGGTGGTGATTGCCGCGCTGCGCGAGGTGCTGGACCGTGCGGGCGTTGCTCCCGCGAAGCGCCTGGAGCTCACTGGAGCCCAGGGCGGGCCGTTGCAGGTCGCGACCCTGACCCCGGAGAGCTTGGCAGCGATGACCCCGGCACAGCTCGCGGCGCTGACCGGTGTCCAGTACGCGCCGACCGGGGGCGAGGATGACGGCAGCAGCCCCGACGAGGAGTGACCCGGGCGTAGCGGCGGCGAGGGAGGCAGCGGTTGCGGCACTCGCCCTGCGTGACGTGGCGATGTTCACCGCTGCGAGCTCGACGGCGACGGGCTACCGGCTGGGGTGGTGGCACGTCGAGCTGGGGCGGGAGTTGGACCGCTTCGCCGCCGACAGCCTCGCCGGCAAAGGTCCGCGCCTGATCGTGGTCGCGCCTCCACGGCACGGCAAGACCGAGTTGGTGGGGCCGGGGCTGATCTGCGCGCTGATGGCCCGCGCCCCCGGCCTGCCGGTCATCTACGCGACCCACCGGCAGGGCATGGCCGACAAGGTGAGCTTGCGGATCCGGCGCCGCATGGTCGATCACCTGGCCGGTCAGTTCCCGCACCTGCAACGGGGCGACAAGTGGACTTCGGACTGGTGGGAGACGGCGGGCGGCAACTCGCTTCGGGCGGTCGGTGTGGGCGTCGGCACGGCGGGCGAGGGTGCCCGGGTGGCGGTGGTGGACGACCCCTTCGGCAGCCGGGAGGACGCCTACAGCGCAGCCGAGCGGGAGCGGGTCTGGGGCTGGTTCCTGATGGACATCGAGAGCCGGATCATGAACGGCGGGGGCGTGCTCGTCATGCACACCCGCTGGCACGAAAGCGACCTTGCCGGCCGTCTGCAACGTGAGCAGCCGGGCGTCTGGCGGGTGCTGCACTGGCCCGCGCTGGCCGAGCACGACGAGCCGCAGCGCAAGGCCGGGGCGCCCTTGGTGCCGCACCTGTTCGGGCGGGCGCGGCTGGAGGAGCTTCGTTCTCGCCTGACGACCGAACAGGGATCGGCGGCGTGGTCGGCGCTCTACCAGGGCCGCCCGTTGCCGCAAACCGGGGGCATGTTCCAGCGCGCCTGGTACGAGAAGCGATACCGGACCCCGCCGATGGAGCTGGCCGCGACCTGTGACGAAGTGTGGCTCAGCCTCGACGCAGCGGGCAAGGGCGAGGCGGGATCGGACTTCTGCGCGCTGCACGTCTGGGGCCGACGCGGGGCAGACTGCTACCTGCTCGACCGGGATACGCGCCGCATGAACGCGCCCGAGCTTGACGAGGCGATGGCGGCGTTGGTGGCGAAGTGGGGGCCGCACCTGACCGGCGTGCTGGTTGAGGACGCGGCGCTGGGGATGAGCTACTACCAGCGGCATCGGGGCACCGTCGCCGGGCTGTGCCTGTTCCGCCCATCGGACACGCCGGGCCGAGCGAAGGGCAAGGAGGCGCGGGCGCTGGCGTTGGTCGGGCCATCCGAGGCGGGGCAGATCCACCTTCCCGACGCGGCGATCATGCCCGGGATCGGAGAGCTGGTCGATTGCTGGTGCATCTTCCCGGCTGGCGCGAACGACGACGACGTAGACGCCGCGTCTCAGGTGTTCTTGCGGTGGCGGGGGCGCATGGTCGATGAGTCGGAGTGGGGGGGCGTGTCGGCGGTGGTGTAGCGCCATGCGTTGCATTCTGATACACTCCCGCCCATGGGCCTGCTCGACCGCTTCCGCCGCAACGCTCCCGCGACTGTCCCCGAGGGGCAGGACGCGGCGATCTACCAGGGCACGGTGTCGCCCGGCACGCCCGTACAACCCGACCTCGACCCGGCGGCGGTCCTCAGCACGGCGGCGTCCTACCCGTGGGTCTGGGCAGCCGTGCGCGCCGTTGTGGACGACCTTGCCGGACTGCCCTGGTACACCGAAGCCGAGGATGGCGAGCCGGTCGATCACCCCGACCTGACCCGGCTTCTGGATCGCCCCCGACCGGGCGAGGCAGGAACGATCCTGCGCCGTCAGCACCTCGCCGACATCGTAGCCGCCAGCAATGGCTACCTGATGATCGATACGCCCCGCGCGCCGCAACTGCTGACCCGCCTGCACCCCGACCACATCGAGGCCCAGGCCGACGTGTACGGGCGCCCGGTGCTGTGGGAGGTCGGCGCGTCGGTCGTGCAGCGGGTGGATACCGACCGCATCATCCACACCCGGGCGATCAGCTACGGCGCCGACATCGCCGCCAGCCTCTACGGCACGTCCCCGATCTCGCCGATCCGCCCGCTGCTCGGCGCCGAGAAGGCCATCGCGCTCCGGATGCAGAAGGACGCGACCCTTGCCCGCCCCGATTCGGTGCTGACCCCGCCCGACAACGCGACATGGACCCCGGCGCAGGTCAAGCGGCTCGGCGACTGGATCCGCGAGTGGATGACCAGCCGGGGCGGTGTCCTCGTCCTGCCGGACGGCGGCAAGTTCACGCCGGTCGGCTCGACGGCGAAGGACATGGACTATCAGCAGGGGCAAGCGCGCATCACCGCCGCGATCCTGGCCGTGTTTCGCGTGCCCCCGACCCGTGTTGGCATTCAGGCGGCCAACTACGCCACCGCCCAGCAAGAGGCCTTACTCCACTGGGAAGCCCGTAAGGCCGACGCCGAGCTGGTCGAGAGCGCCTACACCGACCTTGCCCGCCGCTGGGACGGCTACGAGTTCACCCGCTACCGGCTCGACTTCTCCGGCGTGGACGCGCTGCAAGCGGGGCGAGACGCTCAGCTCCGGCGCGTCGGGCAGCACATCCTTAACGGCATCGCGCCCGCGAAAGCCTACGAACTGGAGGGCATGGACGACGCCGCCCAAGCCGCGCAGGACGTGGCCACCGAGACGCCCGCACCCGCCACCGGCACCGACGCCGACCGCATCGCCCGGGAGCGCGGCCGGCATCTTCGCGCCGCGCTGGAGGCCCTGGAGGCCGGCAGCGGCGAGGGCCTGACCGGCGGCGAGTTGCTGACCATCGCGGCGTCGGTGAGCGCAGCCCTTCGCGCCGATCGGGTCCACTGATGCCGCCCGCGCTCGCCATCGTCGGCACCGCCCGCACCGAAGGCGCCGATCCCGATTGCGTGGCGCTGCTGACCGAGGACTACCCCGGGCTGTTGACCGAGCTTCGCGGCGCATCGGCAGACGTGGTGTTGCGGCGGATCGCGGCGCTGGATTTGACCGAGCGCAAGCCCTGGGCCACCCCGCCGCCGCTCGTGCGCAGCATCGCAAGCCGGGCGCTTGGGGCCGCACCGCTGGCGAGCCTTGCCGACCTCAACCTCGCCCGGCGGATCGCGTCCTGCACCGTCACCCGCGACGACCTCGACACGATGCGCGACGGCAGCGCGGGCACCTACGGCGGGGGCGAGTACGGCCGGCAGTGGGCCGCGCAGCAGATCCGCGACCTGTCGATCCTGCCGATGTTCCGCGCTGCCCCCGACCTGGCCACCGAGCAGGGTCGCGCGGCCGTCTGGAACGAGTGGATCCGCACCGTCCACGGCCCGTCTGAGCGCCGGGTAGCCCTCGCCGTGTCGGCCTCGCTCCGGCGCTGGCAGGGCCGCATCGTCGCCCGCCTGCCCAACGCTCAGCCGTTCCGCGCTGCCACCCGGGAGAGCCTGGACGCCTGGCTGGTGGACCTGCTCGGGGCGGGCGAGGCAGCGAAGGACCTGGGTGGCGACACGGCATCGGCAATCCGGCAGGCGGTCGCCCTTGCGTTCCGGCAGACGGCCCGCGAGCTTGGGCTGTCCGGGTCTGGCTTCGACCCGTCCACCGACGCGGCCACCCTTGCGATCGGCGAGATGATCACCCGTGTGACCGGCACCACCATCGAGGCCGTGTCGGCGCTGGTTCAGGAAAGCATCGCCCAGGGCGTCAGCATCGGCGAGCTTCAAGAACGACTCATGGCGATGCCCGAGTTCGGCCGCGCCCGAGCCCGCACCGTCGCCCGCACCGAGACGGGCCGCGCCGCGAGCATCGGCAACACCGACGCCATGGTGCAGGCTCAGGCGCTCGGGATCGAGCTGGATCAGGAGTGGCTATCGGCCCGCGACGATGCGGTGCGCCCGAGCCACGCCGCCGCAGACGGGCAGCGCGTCCCGGTCGGCGGAACCTTCACCCTGGGCAGCGTCTCGACCCCGGCCCCTGTCAATCCGGGGTCGCGTCCGAAGACATCAACTGTCGGTGCCGCACCATCGCCCGACGCAGGAGCAAGCAATGAGCAAGGGTCCGATCTTCCGTGCTGGCGTGGTTCTTCGCGCCGACGAGCAGCAGCCCACCGGCCCGCTGATGGCGCTGGCCTCCGACGACTCGCTCGACCGCTACGACACGCGGATCGCGCAGGACTGGCTTGACAACGGGCGGATCGAGAACTTCGATCGCAACCCCGTCGTGCCGTGGGCGCACGACTACAGCGCGCTCCCGGTCGGCCGCATCGTCAGCCGTGAGATCAAGGCGCTCGGCGAGGGGCGCTCGGGCCTTGTCGTCGGCGTCGAGTTTGACGAGGAGGACGAGATGGGCAAGCGCGTAGCCGGGCAGTACCGGCGCGGCGTGCTCAGCGCCTTCTCGGTCGGCTTCCGCCCCGGCCGCACCTTGGCCCTCGCCTCGCTGGCAGAGGGTCACCCGTGGCGGGCGGAGCGCGGCTACCTGATGGCCGACAACGAGCTGATGGAGATCAGCGCCGTCCCGGTCCCGGGCAACCCGCGCGCCGTCGCCGAGCGTGAGGCCCGATGGTTGGAGGATGCCGTCATCGAGGCAGCCCCGGGCAGTCTGCGCGCCGAAGTCGCCCGCATTCTGGCGCAGGACGAGGAGGTCCGAAAGCTGATCCGAGAGATCGGCGGGGACCTGCACGACAAGGGCCTGCCCGCCGCGCTGCCCGAGGCCAAGCACGAGCTGTCCTGGCTGTTTCCCTGTACCAAATAGTTACAGGTGCCCCGCCGGCCTGTTGCAAATTGTTGCACCCGGCCCCCGACCGTAGTAGCCTGAGCCCACAACCCCCGGAGAACGCACCATGACCGCTCCCGTCAAGCCCGCTGACATCGTGACCGGCGACCCCGCCGAGTCGCAGGCCCGTCTCGTCAACCTGCTCGGGCAGCACGCCACCGTGCTCGACAGCCTGACCGCGCAGAACCGCAGCCAGGCCGAGCGGCTGGAGACGGTGGACAAGATGATCCCCGAGCTTCGGCAGAGCATGGCCGAACTCCGCGCCAACATCGCCGCCGCGTCGATCCCCACGGGCGGCCCCGAGAGCGAGCTGCGGCAGTACGTCAAGCCGGACGGCAAGATCCGGCTGATCGGCGGCGCCAGCGATGGCGAGCTCTGGCAGCCCGGCCTGCTGGACGACGGCGCCACCCACGGCGAATGGCACCGCCGCATGAAGGAGCTCGTTGGGATGCGCTCGGTGGCCCGGATCGCCCGCGCTGCCGGTGACTCCCCCAAGCTCGACAAGGCGATCGCCCGCCACCGCGCCATGGCCCCGCTCGCCATCCGCGCCGCCTTCGGTGACTCGGCCAACGACGACTGGCAGCCCACCGAGAACTTCAGCGCCGACCTGGAGCGCGCCTTCATCGCCGTGAGTGAGGGCACCATCGCCGCGCAGTTCCCCGAGGTCGCCATGTCCTCGGGCGTGCTGACGGTCCCCTACGCGGGCGTCGGTGGCAAGCCTTACCTGCGCGGCAACGTGGTCGCCGACCCGGCGCAGTTCACCAAGTCGCTGCCCGACATCGACAACCGCACCCACACCGCCAAGACCTTCGCCATGCGGATCCAACTCGACGCCGACAGCGCCGAGGATGCCGTGGTGGACGCCTACCAGGGCCTGATGGAGAGCATGGCCTACGACCTCGCCGATGGCGTGGAGGACGCCATGGTCAACGGCGACACGACTGCCAGCCACGGCGACACCGGCATTGCGAACTGGTCCCCGGAGCTGCGCTGGGGCGACCCGGCCACCGAGACCTTCGGCAGCACCGCCGACCACCGCCGCGCCTGGATCGGCCTGCGCCACTGGGCTCTTGACATCGGCGCCACCGCGACGACCGACCTCGGGAGCACCCAGACCTTCGACGGCTTCATGGGCTTGCGCGGCAAGCTGGCGGCCCGCTCCGGCGGTGCCATCGGCATCGTCTCGGAGCGCGTCATGTACTCCAAGATCCTGACCATGACCCAGGTTCAGGAGAGCCAGAGCGTGGTCGGTACCGCCAACCCGGACGGCCGCGTCCTGACCCTGGGCGGAATCGCCCTGTTCGTCTCGCCCTTCATGAGCAACGAGCTCACCGCCGCCGGCATCTACGACGGCGTGACCAAGACCAAGAGCGGCATCGTCCTCGCCTCCAAGCTCGGCTGGAAGCGGTACGTCCGCCGGGGCCAGCGCATCGAGATCGCCTCCGACATCACGCGCGGCACCCGGGACATGGTGGGCACCATCCGCATGGTGTTCAAGTCCAGCCACCCGAGCACCGCTCGGATCGCGGCCTACGGCTACAACCTCCTCTGATCCCTCACCGCCTGCACTGGAGACCACCATGGCCCTCGCTGATACCATCATCATTCCGATCCCGATCCTGGCCGCCAGCAACACGGCGCTGACCCGGTACGGCGTCGTTCCCTCCACCCTGACCGGCAAGTACGAGCTTGTCGGCGCGGATCTGGTCAACAACGTCCTGATCACCGCCGACGGCACCGACTACCGCACCCTGACCCTGTACGGCGTGAACGGCTCGACCGCCCAGGCAACCCGGGTGACTGACGTTGCCGGCGGCAACCTCGCCGCTGGAGACGTGGAGGCCCTGACCCTGACCGGCGGCGCCAATGCGATGTTCGAGCCCGGCGATGCGATCAAGCTCGCCTGCACCGAGGCCGGCACCGGTCCCGCGATCGACTGCATGATCGTCTGCACCCTGGTCAAGCGCGCCTGATGCGACTCCGCTTCCTCGGCTTCTCGCACTCTCCCGGCTACGACGGTCCCTCGGGGTCGTGGTCGCCGGGAGACGTGCGGGAGGTCGAGGAGGTCGAGGCCCGCCGGCTGCTCGCGGACTTCGCGCCCGCGTTCGAGCCGGTCCCCATTCCGGCGGCCCCGGTCGCCCACACCGCCATGAAGGAGCCGCCCGCCCGGCGCACCTTCGGCCGGAGATAGCCTGTGGCCCTGCTCGTCTCTGCCGCCGATGTCCGCGCCGCAGGCATTCCGAGCATCACCGGCACGTCGCAGGATTCGGCGCTGATCGAGCCGATGATTGAGCGCGCCCAGGACCTGATTGCGTCTCACCTGGGCTACCCGGCGCCGTCGTCGGGCGCGGTCACGCTGGAGAGCGCATCGTATGTGCTGTACTTGACCGGCCGCGCGACGGGCCAGGTCAAGCGGCTGATCCTGCCCTTCGATCAGAACCGGGTCACCGCCCTGTCGAGCATCTACGAGGACGCCGGGCACGACTTCGCCGCCGGCTCGCTCGTCGCGTCGGGCGACTACAGCCTCAACGCTGGAGAGGGCTGGGTGCTGCGACCGGCGCAGGGCTGGAACACGGCCGAGGGGTCGATCAAGGTCACCCTCACGGCGGGCTGGACCTCCGGCACTGTACCCGCCGGGGTCGCGTCCGCCATCATCCAGACGGTGGCCCACCTGCTCCGGCTGAAAGGCGAGCAGGGCCGCGCGTCCGTGTCCGTCTCGGGCGTCAGCGTATCGGCCCGAGAGGAGGACTTGCCCGCGTCCGTGGTGCAGGCTGTCGCTGGGTACAAGCTGCCCCCGTGGGAGGTCTGATGCTGCTCCGCTTCACCGGTCGACGGTTCGCCAATCTCGCCCAGGTCTACCCCGAGCAGTCGGGGCCATGGCTCCCGGGCGAGGTGCGCGACCTGCCGGAGCCGGTGGCGCTGGCGTTGCTCGACGTGCTCGGCGACTGCTTGGAGGTTGTGCAGCCCGAGCCGACCACAGAGCCCGACGAGCCCGACGAGGCCAACCATGGCTGATACGATCGACCTTGACGAGTTCGCCCGGCGGATCCGAGAGGCGGCCGGCGGCAAGCTCCCCGACGCCATCCGCGCCGAGCTTGCGGTGGTGGCGCTGGAAGCAGAAGGGCGAGCGGCGACGAACGCCACCACCCGCCCGCGCGTCCGGTCGGGAAACCTGCGCCGCAACATCGCCGGCATCGTCCGACCGATGGGCGCGGACGGGCTCGACCTTGTGCTGACCAACGATGGCCGGCTCGGTGGCGGTGCGCCGCCCTACGCCAGCCTGCAACACGACGGCGGCACCATCGTGCCCAAGCGGGCGAAGTGGCTGGCCATTCCGGCAGAGGCCAACAAGACCAAGGCCGGAGACAGCCGCGGCGGCCCGCGCACGATGGGCGACCTGAGCTTCCAGCCCACCAAGCGCGCAGACCTGGCCATGCTGGTCCGCCGCGCCCGAGGCAAGGGCTCGTCCAAGATGCGCCCCGAGGTCATGTTCTGGCTCCGCAAGCGGGTCAGCATCCCGGCCACCCGCTACCTGGCCAAAGCCTGGGAGGCGGTGCCCGGTGAGGTCGAGAAGGCGCTGGGCGATGCGATCGACCGCGCGGTGAGGGTCTGATGCCTGAAACCGGCTCCACCGCGATCCAGCTCATCGAGCACGTCGTCACGACGTTGAAGACGATCAACGGGACGGGCGTCTACGTCACGAACCTGAGCACGACCGCAGACCAAGTGCAGGTCGGCGAGCCGCCCGGGGATGCCTCGGTCCACGTCCTGCCGGCAATGTGGGTCTACGACGCCCGGGTGACGACGCGCCGGGGCAACCCCTTGACGACGCACACCCACGATCTGGAGATCCGGGTACGCGGCTTCGTTCGCGGCACCGGCACGACGCTCACCGCCCTGTCGGCGGGCTGGGCGCTCGCTGCCGATGTCACCCACGCCATCCACGCTACCCGAGGCCCTACCGTCACGGGCGCCACCGTCCACGATGTCACCGTCGAGAGCGCGGACGTGGTAGGGGGCGACCTGATCGGCTACACTGGCCTCACCCTCACCGAGCACCTGATCCGCATCGAGTATCGCGGTCGCCTCTGACCGCAAAGGAGCCGCACCATGGCCGTCAGCACACAACAGGCGTTCGTCGGACGCGGAACCGTCATCGGGATCGGCCTGGAGACGACGTGGGCCACGGCGGTCAGCCCGACCGTGTACCTTCGCGCCGTGTCTGGCTTGGTCACCGAGGAGTACGAGCTGTTCGCCCGGCCTCACCTGCACAGCAACGACGGCGGCGTGGCGCACAGCCATAGCGCCGGCCGGCACAACCTGAGCGGGACGATCGAGGTCGAGCTGACCTACGCCGGGCTTGGGCTGCTGCTTCGCGCGGCGATGGGTCCGGTGCCCTCCACGAGCGGCGGCGGCCCCTATACCCACCCCTTCATCCTGGGACCGGTCAAGCCCTCGTTGACCATCGCCGTGTACCGAGGCGCACCCACGGGCTCGCTCACCGGCCGGGTAGACACGGTGGCGGGCTGCATGGTCAACGTGCTTCGGATCTCGGCGACCCCGGGCGAGCCCATCCGCGCCACGATCGAGTTCATCGGCTACGAGGTGGTCCGCACCGACCAGGCCACCCCGACGATCCTTGACCCGGCGCCTGTCCTGCCGCACCACGCCGGGACGATCGGCTGGAACTCCGGCACCTACGACTGCAACAGCTTCGAGCTGTCGATCACCAACGGGTTCGAGCGCCGGCAGAACATCGGCTCGCTCAAGACTGCCAAGCCCATCATGTCGGCCCTTTCCGAGATCGTGGTCACGCTCACCCGCGATCACGTCGATTCGGACTTCATCGTGGCGCTGACCGCTGAGACGCGATCCGACCTCACGATGACGTTCACGGGCGCCTCTCCGTTCAGCTTCGCCCTGACGGCCCATCTGGCGCAGGTCCGCAGCCCGACCGCGATCGCCATCGGGTCCGGCGGCTTCGGTGCCCTGCCCGAGACGATTGAGCTTGTGCCGCACCACGATCCGAGCGGGTCAAACCTCGGTCTGGCGATCACCATCATCAACTCCACGTCGAGCTACGCCGCATGATCACCCTCCCGGAAGCGGTCGAGTCGGTCTACATCGGCGGCGGCGTCTGGCTCCGCGTCAAGGTGCTGACCGTGGGCGATGCGGTGAAGGACCTCGATGCGCTGCGGGCGGGTGTCAGCATCGCGGCCAGTGTCGCGGAGCCCGAGCCGCCGGAGGGCGAGGTGCCCGCCGTCGCCGCCGGGATGCCGATCGCCATGTTCGCCCGCGCCTCGTCGGTCATGGCGGGCGTGTGCAAGGCAGCGGTCACGGCCATTGCCCAGGCCCCCGAGGACGAGGCCCCGACCGGCGCCGCGTGGCAGAAGTGCCGGATCGTCATCAACCCCGAGGACGAGGACCGCACCGGCCTGCTGCCCCGCTACTGCATCGCGACGCTCGACCAAGTGGCTCCGGGCTGGGTCCTCATTGCCGGCAACGTGGCCCTTCGCGCCGCCATGGGGGCAGCCGCAGAGCTCCGCCCTTTGGACAGCAGCGCGAGGCCCTCCTCGCCCTCCACCATCAAGGCGCCACCTACGGCACCACCCCGGCACAGCTCCTCGGCTTCGCGCTCGGCACGTGGGAAGCGTTCGTGATCAACGCCGCCGCCCAGCGCATCGGAGACGAGGCCGCCAAGGCGCTGTCCGCGCGGCTGGGCATGGTTGTGCCCGCCTACATCGTGAGGTGAGCCGTGGCGAATCGGATCGTGGAGTTCATCCTCCGGTTGAAGGACCAGGCGAGCGCGCCGCTTGACGCCGTGGGCGAGGCCGCAGAGGACGCGGGCGAGAAGGCGAAGAAGTCCGGCAGCGCCTTCACCGGGCTCGGCGGCAACATCCTGGCGCTGGCGACCCCGGCAGCGGCGGCGGGTACGGCGATCTTCGCGCTGGCGCAATCGCTCTCGGACAGCCGCAATCAGCTCACCGACTGGAGCACCCGCACCGGGGTAGCGGCAGACACGCTCGGCGGGCTGCGGCTGGCGGCCAAGGGCTCCAACCTCGACTTTCAGAGCCTCGCCGAGCCGCTGATCGCGCTCGGACGCAACGCCAGTCAAGCGGCGATGGGCAACGCGGACTTGGCGGCGAAGTTCTCCGCGCTCGGGGTCGCGGTCACGGACAGCAGCGGCAAGCTCCGGTCCACCGATTCGGTGCTGAAAGACCTCCTCGCCAGCGTCGGCAACATCGCCGACCCGACCGAGCGGGCAGCGGCGGCGAATGCGCTCCTGGGTGAGCAGGGCTCGCGGATGCTGCAAGCCTTGGGCAACCCGGCGAGCCTGGACCACTTCGTCGAGCAGGCCCGGCGTTTCGGCGTGGACATGGGGCCGAACGCGGCAAAGGCGGCCGGCGACTGGCAGCGCGCCGTGGCCGAGCTTCAACTCGTGCTGGAGGGCGCCGCCGATAGCTTCTTCCGGTCCTTCGGCGGCTCGGGCGCGGCGGGGATCCTGCGCGACTTCACCGCCGGGTTCATCTTCTTGGGTGAGGTGGCCGGCGGGGTAGCGCGGGCGATCATCGATGCGTTCCGCCCGCTCTCCGGCGTGCTGGAGGGTGTGCTGTCCGGTGACGTGCGCCAGGTCGCCGCCGGGTTCAAGGACTTCCTGGGTACGTCGGCGGTGGGCAACGTCCTCGCCGACATGCCGTCGATCCTCGACCGCGCATCCACGGCGATGAGCGCCTACCAGAAGAGCGCAGAGGCGACCGCGCAGGCCGTCTCAGGCGGGGGCGGGACGGGGAGCTACGTCGGGGCCATGACGGCGGCAACCAAGGCCACGGAGGCGCTGGCGACCGCGCAGGAGGCATTCGACCCGGCCGAGCGGCTGCGTCAGCTCGGCTTCCTGTCCGCCAGTGCTGGCCCGTCGTCGGCGGACTTCGGTTTCGAGGCCGGGGACGCGGATCGGCTGTTCCGCGACTCGTTGAAAGGCGCGCTCACCAACACCGACACGATCA